CTCATTTTCTCCACATCGCGAGAGAAACCTATGGAAAGTGTTGATATGTGCAAAGATAACTACATTTTTGCGTATTATCAGCAGATTAAGGACGGGTCTGTGACCGTAGGCCGCTGGATCGAGCTGGTATACGCCTACCTGGTCCACGGACTGGAGGAGAAGCGGTTCTTCTACGACCACAAGAAGGCGACGAGGGCCGTTGAGTGGATAGAGAATCACTGTTTTCATACTGAAGGGCCGCTCGCGCCGGGCCCGCTGAAGCTGGAGCTGTGGCAGAAGGCGCTGTTCTCTGCCATCTTCGGCATTGTTGATCAGGACGGGAACCGTCAGTTCCGCGAGGTGTTGTTGGTTGTCGCGCGGAAGAACGGCAAGAGCCTGGTGGCTGCCGGCGTCGGGAACTACATCTTCCGAGCCGGCGACGAATACGGCGCGAAGGTGTTCTGCATCGCCCCGAAGCTGGAACAGGCGGACATCGTCTACAACAACATCTGGCAGATGATCACGCTGGATCCGGAGTGGCAGGACGCCAAAGAGGTCGCTTCCGAGAAGGACATGCACAACAAGAAGGTCAACGATGACTCTATGGTTGCGCGGCACCGGCAGAGCGACCTTGCGATTCCCGGCACCAATTCGACGGTGAAGAAGATCGCGTTCTCTGCCAAGAAGAGCGACGGCTTCAATCCGAGCCTTTGCATCTGCGACGAGATCGCGGCCTGGGAAGGCGACAAGGGCCTGAAGCAGTACGAGGTCATGAAGTCCGGCATGGGCGCCCGCCCGGAGGGGCTTTTGCTTTCCTGTACGACTTCGGGCTACATCAATGACTCCATATATGACGAGTTGGTCAAGAGATCGACTCGTTTTTTGTTGGGCGACAGCAAGGAGACGAAGCTGTTGCCTTTCCTGTACATGATCGACGATGTCGAGAAGTGGAACGACATCAACGAGCTCCGGAAGAGCAACCCGAACCTGGGTGTGAGCATCCCGGTCGACTTCATGCTCGAAGAAATCGCCATTGCGGAGGGATCTCTCTCCAAGAAGGCGGAGTTCATGACGAAGTATTGCTGCGTGAAGCAGAACTCTTCGTTGGCCTGGCTGCCGGCACAGGTGGTCGAGACCGCCAGCGGAGACGAGCTGAACCTGGAAGACTTCCGCAACACCTACTGCGTCGCTGGCATCGACCTGTCGCAGACCCGCGACCTGACGGCGGCCACGGTGGTGATCGAACGGAACGGCGAGCTCTATGTCTTCGCCAAGTTCTTCCTCCCGGCCGAGCGCATAGACGAAGCGACGCAGCGTGATGGTATTCCCTACCAAGCCTACATCCAGCGCGGGATCCTCGTGCCGAGCGGTGACAACTTTGTCGACTACCACGACGTCTTCGACTATCTTCGGAGCCTGGTGGAAGAATACGAAATCTATCCTTTGCAGGTCGGATACGACAGATACAGCGCCCAGTATCTCATCCAGGACCTGGCTGCCTACGGCTTCCAGTGCGATGACGTGTTCCAGGGCGAAAACCTCTACCCGGTCATCCAGGAGACGCAGGGACTGCTTGAGGACGGCAAGATCCACATCGGCGACAACGACCTGCTGAAGATCCATCTGCTCAACTGTGCCATCAAAATGTCAGCGGAGCGCGGCAGGGGCCGGCTCGTGAAAATCAATCCCAACATGCACATAGACGGAGCGGCGGCCTTGCTCGATGCGATGACCGTCCGCCAGAAATGGTACGCCAGCATCGGCGAACAACTGAAAAATTGAGGTGATTCAATGTCCCTTTTTGACAAACTCTTCGGTCGTGCGCCGAAGCCGGCGGGAGAATATGACAGCTTCTTCCGGATGCTGAACGGCTATGTTCCGCGCTTCTCCAGCTGGGACGGATGCATCTATGAGAGCGAACTGGTCAGGGCGAGCATCAACGCGCTGGCCACCAACATCGGCAAACTGAAGGTCGAGACAACCGGCGCCGCAAAACGCGGCCTACAGGACAAGCTGCGTCGCGGGCCGAACCAGTTCCAGACCTGGAGCCAATTCCTTCAGCGTGCGGCCACGATCTTCTACGTCCACAACACCTGCATCATCACGCCGGTGTTCGATGAGTACGGCGAGATCTCCGGTGTCTACACTCCGCTGCCTGACCGCTGTGAGATCGTGCAGTACAAACAGACACCCTTCCTTCGCTATGAGTTCGGATCCGGCGAGCGTGCCAGCATCGAGCTGTCGCTGTGCGGCATTATGGTCCGCATGCAGCATCGCAACGACTTCTTTGGCGAACCGAACAACGCGCTGATCCCGACGATGAACCTGATTCACATCCAGGATCAGGGCATCGAGGAGGGTGTGAAGAGTGCCGCCACGTATCGCTTCATGGCCCGGATGAACAACTTCGTCAAACCGGAGGATCTCGCCAAGGAGCGCAAGCGCTTCACCGAGCTGAACTTCAGCCGGGAAGCTGATGGCGGTGGACTGCTTCTCTTCCCCAACACTTACGCCGACGTCAAGCAGGTCGACGTCAAACCCTGGGTCGCGGATCCCGACCAGATGAAGCTCATCAAGGACAACGTTTTCAACTACTTCGGGGTCAATGAGGATGTGCTCCAAGGCAAAGCCTTCGGCGATGCCTGGAGCGCTTTTTATGAGTGCTGCATCGAACCGTTTGCCATCCAGTTCAGCGAAGTGATGACGAAGATGCTCTTCACTCCGCGTGAGCGCGTTGCCGGCAACGGCGTCATGGCGACGGCCAACCGGCTCCAGTACATGACAAACAACGACAAGCTGAACGTCAGCGCCCAGATGCTTGACCGTGGCCTGATGACCATCAACGAAGTCCGCGAGATCTGGCAGCTGCCGCCCGTCGATGGCGGCGACGTCCGGATCATCCGTGGCGAATATTACGACGCCGATTCCAAGCTGGCGCCCGGAGACGAACCGAAAGGAGAAGAATGATGAACGAAATTCGCGCCTTTGATTTCGACGTCCGCGCAGACCAGAGCGAAGAGCACGGCCACTTCCTCTCCGGCCGGCCCATCGTGTTTGGCCAGCGGACTGACCTTGGCTGGTACGACGAGATCATCGAACCGGACGCGCTGTCTGACACCGACCTGAAGGACGTGCGCTTCCTGATCAACCACAACATCGAGATGATCCCGCTGGCACGCAGCCGCAACAATACAGCCAACAGCACCATGCAGATGAGCATCGGTCCTGAAGGCATGGACATCCGTGTGGATCTCGATACCGAGAACAACGCGGATGCAAAGAGCCTTTATTCCGCCGTCGGGCGTGGAGACATTTCCGGAATGTCCTTCATGTTCACGGTGAATGAGGATAGCTGGGATGACGTAGACAGCGAGCACCCGACACGACACATCCGGGCAATTTCCCGCGTGCTTGAGGTGAGCGCCGTCACGTTCCCCGCCTACGCACAGACCTCCATCAGCACCCGTGGTCTCTCCGACGCGCTGGACAGCGCAAAGGAGTCGCTGGAGAGCGAACGCGCCAAGGTGGCCGAGTTGAGGCTGGCGAAAGAAAAACTGAAATTGAAAGCGAGGGCACAACATGGACTATAAGACCATGACTGCCGAAGAGCTTCTGGCCCGCAAGGCCGAGATCGCTGCCGAAGCCGACTCTCTGGAGAACCTGGAAGATGTTCAGGCCCGGAACGCCGAGCTGGATGCGATTGACGCAGAGCTCGAAGCTCGCAAAGCACTGGCCGAAGAGAAGGCCAAACTCCGTGCCGCCGTTGCCGACGGTGCGGGCACTGTGACCGAGAAGGTCGAAAAAATCGAAGAGAAAGGAAATACCGAAATGTTCAACATCGATTCCATCGAATACCGTGACGCATGGGTCAAGAAGCTGGTTGGCCGTGACCTGAATGAGGAGGAGCGCTCCGCTCTGTCCAGCGCCGGCGCCGTGATCCCCACCATGACTGTCAACGCCGTCTGGGACAAGCTGGTCAAGCCCGCCGAGCTGCTCGGCAAGGTTGACGTGAGTCAGTTCCCCAGCTACGTGCGCTTCCCCAAGGCTACCACCAACAACGCCGCCACCGCCCAGGCTGTTGGCTCCGAGATCTCCGAGTCCAGCGACGCCATCGGCTATGTGGATCTGATCCCCAACGAGTATGTCAAGCTGCTCACCGTGGGCGCTGACATCGAGCACATGGCTGTTCCCGCCGTGCATGACTGGATCGTCGACAACCTGGTCGGCAAGATCCGCGAGAAGATCAACTCCGACATCGTGGTCGGCTCCGGCTCCAACGCCCTGAAGGGTCTGAAGACCTCCATCGACGCTAACGCCACCGCCATCCCCTCCACCGTGACCAAGGCTTCCATCCTGAAGATCATGGCCACCCTGGGCGCCAACTATCAGAACGGCGCTATCTGGATCATGACCCCGAAGATGTTCTTCGAGGACATCATGAGCCTGGGCCAGTTCAACGACTACGTGGTCAACGACGGCTTCTCCTACAAGCTGTTCGGTCACGATGTCGTGCTGATGAGCGACTGCTCCATCTCCAGCAAGGAGACCATCTTCTACGGCGATCCCAAGGCCTATAAGGTGAACATCTTCAAGCCCCTGGAGGTCAAGGCCTTCGAGTCTGCCACCACCACGAACTATCAGTTCCGTGGCGCCACCCTGGCCGACGGCGAGCTGCTCGACACCAGCGCTTTCGTCCGCTTCGCCCAGACCTGATAACTGGGTAAGCACAAGGAGGAAAAGCAATGAAAACGCTGGTAGCTATTCCGTGCATGGACACGGTTCCTGTGGGGTTTGTTCAGAGTCTCATGAACATGCGGCGTGTGGGTGACGTGCAGGACGGCTGGATCTGTTCCTCGCTCATCTACAACGCACGCAACGAACTGGCGATGCGCGCCATTGAGGGCGGGTTCGACAGGATGCTCTGGTTGGATTCCGACCAGACCTTCGAGCCCGACTTTATGGAGCGCCTGTCTGCACACCTGGACAACGGCTATGAGATGGTCTCCGGCCTGTACTTCACCAGGAAACCTCCTCACAAGCCGACCATTTTCAAGACCTGCGGCGTTGAGCGGATCGGGGAGGGGCTTCTCTCCCCGACCGCCGACTGCTACGTGGACTATCCGAAGGACTCTGTCTTCGAGATTGCCGCGTGCGGTTTCGGCGGCGTGATGCTGACGGTGGATCTGCTGAAGCGCGTCAGGGAGAAGCTGGGGAAACTCCCCTTCTCCCCTGTCCTGGGCTTCGGCGAGGATCTCTCCTTCTGCATGCGCGTCCGCGAGGTCGAGGGTCACATCTACTGCGACAGCAGCGCCAAGATGGGCCACATTGGCCAGTACATCTACAGCGACGCTGACGCTTCGTTTTAGGGGGTAATAACATGCCTTTCGCATACAGCACTTTGCTTCCGACCGTGAAGCTGGCGCTCCGGATCACGACCAATGCATTCGACGCCGAGGTGGAGGATCTCATCCTCGCGGCGCTGGATGACCTGAAGGTCGCCGGCGTGGTCATCGCAACCGGCACGGAGCAGACAGATCCGCTGATCATCCGGGCGGTCACAACCTACTGCAAGGCCAACTTTGGGCAGCCTGACGAGTACGATCGCCTGAAGGCGTCCTACGACGAGCAGAAGGCCCAGCTGGTCACCTGCACCGGGCACACGACCTGGGAGGTGTCGAGCAATGGACAGGTCTGAAGTCATCACCCTGATCTCCTCCACTCGCACCCAGGACGATTACGGCGTCTGGCGTGAGACCGAGACGGCCCGTGATGTCTTCTGCCAGGTCAACTCCGTGACTCGTGCCGAGTTCATGGAGGGCGGCCGCAACGGCTTGAACCCGGAGTTCCGGTTCACCCTGTTCGCTGGCGACTATGCCGATGAGCGGACCATCGAATTCCGTGGCAAGCGCTACGGTGTGTACCGGATCTACTTCGGCCGGAACGACAACATCGAGCTGTATGCGGAGCGCAAGGGTGGTGTGAACGTTGGCGGTAGTTAACAGTAGCACTTTCAACTTCGCGGAAGTCGTGCGGCACTTCATGACGGACTATGGTTATGCCGTGATGGACGTTGTCACCGAGTCGATTGACGAGGTCGCCAAGGAGACCGTCAAGAAGCTCAAGGCTGCGTCCAGGAAGGCCGTGGGTGGTTCAGGCGACTACGCCAAAGGATGGACCAGAACGGTCGAAAAAGGCCGTCTGGTTGCCTACGTCACCGTTCACGGCAAGAAGCCGACCTATCAGTTGGCTCACCTTCTCGAATACGGCCACGTCACCAAGAACGGCACAGGCCGCACCTTCCCGGATACTCCCGGACGCGAACACATCAAGCCGGTCAATGACTGGGCACAGGACGAAGCGATGGAACGCATCATGGAGAAACTGGAGGATCTCAAATGACCTACAAAGAAATCAGCACCCTGGTGGCGTCCATCGGTCTTCCCTATGCCTACTACCAGTTCCCGGACGATACGCCACAGGCGCCGCCCTTCATCTGCTTCCTCTATGAGGATGACGATGACCTGGCGGCAGACAACATCAACTATCAGCGGATCCGGCGCGTGTCCCTGGAGCTGTACACCAACTCCAAGGATTTCGCCCTGGAAAACACGGTTGAGACCGTCCTGAACGAGGCCGGTCTTTACTATAGCCGCTCCGAGCAGTATCTCGACTCCGAGCGGATGATGATGGTGGTTTACGAATTCGAGGTCGTAGTCACCGACGAACAATCCATTGAAATTTCCTGAAAGGAGAAATCAACCAAATGGCAGCTAACAAGATCAAGTATGGCCTGAAGAATGTCTACTACGCCATCGCGACGATCGACTCCAACGGTGCTGCGACCTACGGCGCTCCCAAGGCTTTCCCCGGCGCCGTGTCCCTGTCCCTGGCTGCACAGGGCGACACCACTCCGTTCTATGCCGATAATATCGTGTATTGGACCGGCATCAGCAACACCGGCTACGAGGGCACCCTGGAGATGGCTCGCATCAGCGACGGTTTCAAGCAGGACTGCCTGGGCTACTTGAAGAGCGAGAAGAGCGTGCTGTTCGAGGACGCTGGCGCCGAAGCCGTTCACTTCGCCCTGCTGTTCCAGTTTGAGGGCGATCAGAAGGCCACCCGTCACATCATGTACAACTGCACGGCCACCCGCGCCGACACCGGCTCCAGCACCAAGAATGAGAGCGTCGAGCCTGGCACCGAGACCATCAACATCCGTGCCACCAGCATCTACGTCTCCAGCCTGGGCACCGGCAAGGACATCGTCAAGGCCGAGTCCATCGACGGCACCGATGCCACCACCTACGGCAGCTGGTTCAGCACCGTCTACATCCCGACTTCCATCAGCACCACCTGATAGGCCGGGCAAAGGAGGAAAAGCATGTACAACGTCATCAGAATCGGCGACAAGGATGTTCCTATGCTGTCGATGGCTTCTGTGGATCTCTACTACCGGCACATCTTCCACGAGGACCCGATGAAGATCCAGTCCAGCAAGGACTTCGACACCGGCGACCTACTCAACTTCGTCTCCCAGATGGGCTTCGTGTTGGCCAAGTTTGCCGAGCTGAAGGACCGGAAGGAGATGCTGAAGCTGAACGAGGACTCCTATCTGGAGTGGCTCGACCAGTTTGAGCGCGTCGACTACATGAACGCCCTGGCCGACATCCGGGCGACCTATGAGGGCCAGTCTGTGCCCATGTCCGACTCAAAAAAAAAGGACGTAGAACAGACCGAGTAATGACAACCGCGCTATTCGTGCTCCGGGCCGTCCAGCTTGGCCTTTCCCTGGACGATCTGGACGGTCTGGAGTACGGCACGGTCGTGGATATGATGATAGAATCGGCAAACGATTCCTGTGAGTACAACACCGTGGCCACGCAGGAGGACTTCGACCGATTTTAGCCTATAAGGGGTGATTACATGGCGAAGGGCCGTATCGCTGGCCTGACTATCGAAATCGGCGGCGACACTACAAAACTGCAAAGCGCCCTGAAAGGCGTAGACAAACAGCTCAAGACCACCCAGGACAACCTGAAGGACGTCAACAAGCTGTTGAAGATGGACCCCGGCAATGTCGAGCTGCTCACCCAGAAGCAGAAGGGCCTGAAGGATGCCATCAAGCTGACGAAAGAGCGGCTTGAGGAGCTGAAGAAGGCACAGGAAGGCGTCGAGAAGGGCTCGGCAGAGTGGGATGCGCTCCAGCGCGAAATCATCGAAACCGAGCAGAACCTTCAGGGCCTTGAGAAGGAGATGCGGAACTTCGGTTCCGTCTCTGCCCAGCAGCTGAAGGCCGTCGGCGGCAAGCTTCAGGAAGTCGGCGGCAAGGTCGAAGCGGTCGGCAAGGCGCTGACGCCTGTCTCCGCAACGGCGGCTGCCTTCGGTACCGCACTCCTCGGCGCCGGCAAGAAGGCGCTGGATACCGCGGATGACCTCAACGCACTCTCCAAGCAAACCGGGCTGACTACCGACGAGCTCCAGCGGATGCAGTACGCGTCCGAGATGATCGATGTCGACTTTGAGTCGATGACCGGTGCGGTCAGCAAACTGAAGAAGAGCATGACCGGCCACGATGCCACATGGAAGAAGCTGGGCGTTTCCGTGAAGGATGCCGACGGCAACATGCGGAACGCTCGTGACGTCTTCTATGACACCCTGAAGGCGCTCTCCGAGGTCACCAACGAGACCGAGCGCGATCAGCTGGCGATGGATCTGTTCGGCAAGTCTGCGGACGAGCTGGCCGGGATCATCGATGACGGCGGCGCCGCTCTGGAGCAGTATGGTGACAAGGCTGAAGAGCTCGGCCTGATTCTGTCCGGCGACACCCTGGATTCTCTGGGCAAGACGAAGGACTCCTTCGACGAGATGAAGGCCCAGATGCAGGGGGCCATGACGGAACTCGGCGCGAAGGTCGCCGAAGTCCTGGCTCCCGCAGTCGAGAAGATCGCCGCCGGTGTGGAGAAGCTCACCACCTGGCTCGGCAAGCTCACGCCGGAGCAGACGGAGCTCATCCTGAAGGTCACGGCTGTCGTGGCAGCCATTGCACCGTTGCTCATCATCGGTGGCAAACTGATCACCGGCATCGGCCAGATCCTCACATATGCACCCATGATTGCGACGGCTGTGTCCGCCATCAGCGGGCCGTTCCTGATCGTGGCCGGCGCGATTGCGGCTGTCATCGCCATCGGCGTTCTGCTCTACAAGAACTGGGACAAAATCAAAGAGACCGCCGGCATCGTGGCGGACTGGGTCGTGGACAAATGGAATCTTCTCAAGGAGAAGGTCATCGGTGTGGTTGACGCCATCAAGGAGAAAATCGACAGCTTCAAGAAGAAACTGGAGGAGCTCCGGGACAAGGTGAAGACCGTCATCGAGAAGATCCGCGGCTTCTTCAACTTTAAGTGGGAGCTGCCGAAACTGAAACTGCCGCACGTATCCATTACTGGCAAGTTCTCCCTATCTCCCCCGTCCGTGCCGCACTTTGCCATTGACTGGTATAAGAAGGCATATGAGAACCCCGTGATGTTCACCTCTCCCACCGTGATGGCCACACCGGACGGCTACAAGGGCTTTGGTGACGGCAACGGCGCCGAGATCGTGATGGGGCTCAACAAGCTTCAGCAGCTGGTCGGCGCGTCCGGCGACACGATCATCAATGTCTACGGAGCAAAGGGACAGGATGTCCACGAGCTGGCCAGCATCGTCATGGAAGAGATCCAGGCGGCAACCGAGAGGAGGGCGGCGGCGCTTGCTTAACCGATTCACTTTTTTTCTCGACGGAGAATCGTGCCGGAACCACGGCATGGTGTGCTCCGGGTCTGGAGTGTGGGATGCCCCGGAGCGGGACGTCGACATCATCGAAATTCCAGGCAGAAACGGCACGCTCACGATAGACAACGGCAGATGGAAGAACGTTAACGTCACCTACCCGGTGCTGATCACTCCGCCCTTTGCAGAAAAGAGCGCGCTGGCACGTGCCTGGCTGTGCTCTGTGCCTGGCTACCGCCGGCTTGAGGACGAACGTTATCCCGATGTCTATCGCATGGCCAGACTGCGCGGCGGAATAACATTCAAACCCACCAACAAGCTCGACGCTGCCACGGCGACCATCACCTTCGACTGCATGCCGCAGCGGTGGCTCAAATCCGGCGAGGATCCCGTCGAGCTGACGTCGGCGGGTGCTCTGATCAACCCAACCGTCTTCGACGCGCTGCCTATCATAACGGTTACGGGCTCCGGAGCGGCCACGCTGACGGTGGGTGACTATACCGTTTCCATCAGCGACATCGGCACTAGCATCACGCTCGACAGTTCTATCCAGCGCGCCTACACAGGCAGCACCGCGAGGGACGGCGCGGTGACGGGTGTTTATCCCGTCCTCAATGCCGGATCCAACGCGGTCAGCTGGACAGGCAGCGTCACGAAGGTGACGATTATTCCGAGGTGGTGGACGATATGATTCCATACCTTGTCCCGAACACCTTCGACCTTCAGCGTCTGCTGGACAGCAATGGTAAGTTCGTCATCGACTCGGCGAACAAGGCGGTTTGGGTGCAGAATCCGTCTCCGTCCGTGCCGACGAACAATTCCGTCGGTGTGCTGGCGGATGCCATCAGCTGCACCACGAAACACGAGCTGAACGGCCAGGATGAGCTGGTCATGGAGTATCCCATCACCGGCGCTCTGTTCGACGAGATCCAGCTGCGTGCCGTCATCGTGGCGAACGTGGAGCAGAGAGGGAATCAGCCGTATCGCATCTACCGCATCACGAAGCCGTTGGACGGTGTTATAACGGTCTACGCCAGGCATCTGGTCTATGACCTTGCCGGCATCGTGGTGGAGCCCTACACGGCGAACGGGATCCAGGCGGCCCTCTCCGGGCTGAACAGTCATGCGATGGTAAACAATCCGTTTACCTTTACCACGGCGAGAACGACGGCGAGCGTCTTCAAGGTGACCGTTCCCCAGAGCATCTGGGCACTGATGGGCGGGCAGCAGGGCTCCCTGCTCGATGTCTACGGGGGCGAGTATTCCTGGGACGGCTACACCGTCACGCTGTCCAACAGCATCGGCTCCAACAACGGCGTGAGCGTCCGGTACGGAGTCAACATGACGGATCTGGAACAGGATGCGGCCTGTGATGCGTGCTACACCGGCGTGGTGGGCTACTGGCAGAACGAGGACACCGTGGTGCATTCTCCGGTTGTCTCCGCCATCGGCACCTACGGCTACGTTCGGATCCTGACGGTTGATTTCAGCGACAGATGGGAGTCTGCTCCCACGGTTGACCAGCTGGTCACGGCAGCAGAATACTACATCACCCAGAACCAGATCGGCGTGCCGAAGGTGTCCTGGAAGGTGTCCTTCGTCCCTCTGGAGACCACGGAGGAATACAAGGACATCGCCGCACTGGAACAGGTGAACCTCGGCGACACCGTCGGGGTAAAGTTCGAGAAGCTCGGCGTGGATGCGTCCGCCCGCGTCAATTCCATCGAATGGGATGTGCTGATGGGCAGATACATCTCCGTCAACCTTGGCTCCGTCAAAAGCAACATTGCCGACACGATGGCCAAGCAGAGCGAACAGATCCAGACGCTGCCGACCGCCGAAGATGTGGAGCGCATCGCCCTGTTTACGGCAAAGAGAATTGTCGCCGACGAAATCGCAGCGACAACCATCAGCGCCGACCGGATCTCTGGCGGCACCCTGTCGCTCGGCAGAGAAGCAAATGTGGCTGGGAAAATCTATGTCTACAACGAAGCCAACGAGATGATTGGCGCCGTCTATAATTCCGGCGTGTGGTGGGGCAACGACGTCTTCAGCTCCGTGCAGAACCAGGGCGGATTTAAGGTCCGCAAAGAAGCCGCCGGTGTGGTACGTGACATCGTCTTCATCGGTATGAAAACGCCTGACGGAACCGGCACGGACTACGGTCTGATCCAGTGTTCTTCTGTGGACGATAGCGGAAACAAGACCGTCAACGCCTACATCAATGGCGACGGATCTCTGGTCTGTAAGCGCCTGTTTGTCAACGGCCACGAGATTATTCCGACTTAAGGGGTGAAACAATGGCGGATTATACAAGCAACTACACCGGCGCACAGATTGACTCTGCGGTCGGCAAAGTCCTCAATATCAGCTCGTCCGCGTCGAGCATCGACTCGGCCGTGACGAAGGCTGGCAATATCCTGGAGTGGGTCGAAGCACAGGGTTCCACCACGGTGGAAGGTTGCACCTGGTACTGGCAGAAATACTCCGGTGGCCAGTTTGAAGCCTTCATGAGCGGCGGCCTGACTTCGTCCACCACATCGGCTCGGAAGAGCGCTACGTTCTACCTGCCGTTCACGCTGCCTAACACGGTCTATGTCGTTCAGGTCACGCCTACGACAAATTACAGCCTGCTGGCGAATTACGGTGTGGCGGACTCCTACGATGCAGCTGCGAAGACCACCACGACCTTCATCGTCTATGCAAACCTGACCGAAGTGTCCGCCAGTGCGATTGGTGTAGATATCACGGTAAAGGGGTACTGGAAATGATTACACGAAACGTCACGGTCTATCTCGGCGAGGGCTACCCTACCAGGATCCCGGTCAGCCAGTACGATACGATATGGCGCTTCGTGTTCACAGTCATCCTGGATGACGAAGAGTGGACGATTCCCAGCAACGCGTCTGTTGTAATGAACGGTCGCAAGCCGGACGGGAATGTGTTCGCACTCGATGGCGTCATCGAAGGCAACCGCATCATTGTTGACAGCACCTCGCAGCTGGCCCCTGTGTATGGTGAAGTATATTGCGAGCTGTCCATTGCAGTTGCTTCGGCAATTGTTGGCACGGCAAACTTCATCATTGACGTGGAACAGGCGCCGAAGACGAACGACTCCGTCATCAGCGAGTCTGCCCTGGATGCATACGGCGAGCTGATCCAGAGCGTCGCCACCATCGAAGGCCATATGGTGCCCGCCGGCGGCGATGCCGGTAAGGTGCTGGGAAAGGCGTCCGATGACGATTATGACGCAGAGTGGCAGAGCGCTTCCTTCTTTGCCACCTACGGCGTGACAAGTTACGCTGACATTTCTGCGGCCTATACCGCCGGGAAGGACGTCCTTCTGCTTCATAAGCCGGCAACAACCACGTTTGTCATGCGCCCGACGAGCGTCCTGTCCAACAAGATTGTCTTCGGCTGCCTTGTGTTGACCAACGTCTCCGGCGGCGTGGCCACCTATTCCGTTCGCAGCGCCACTGTGCTGAACGACAACACATGGTCCTATGACTCAATGGGACTTTCGTCCAACATGGTCAGCGACGTCACGATCAACAGCTCGTCCATCGTGTCGAGCGGTACCGCAGTCATCCCGGTGGCATCGTCCAGCGATTATGGTGTTTGCAAGGTCGACACGAAGATTGTCTCCGGCGGAACCGACCCGGTTGAGGGCGGCGAGATCTATGACGCTCTGTCCGAAAAGGCCGACTCGTCTTCCGTCCACTCTATTCCGAGTGGCGGCGCGTCCGGTTACGTGCTGAAGAAGGCGTCTGCAACTGACTATGATGTCGCCTGGGCCGCTGAAAGTGGCGGCGGTGGTGGCGGCGGTGGAGACGTGAGCGATGTGACCATCGACGGCTCCTCAATCGTCTCCCTGGGCGTGGCAGCCATCCCGATTGGTGGATACAACAACTACGGCGTGGTCAAACTGGAGAATACTCTGTCCACCAGTTCGTTGAACGGCGTGCAGAACGCAGTTGTTACGGCTGCGCTGAACACCAAGTATGTGAAGCCAAGCGGCGGCATCCCGGCCACAGATCTCGCGAGCGGAGTTATTCCTTCCGTTCCGTCTGCGTATACTTCTGCACCCGCCGCTCTGGGAACAGCTTCAGCCGGATCGTCCACGTCCTGGGCGAAGGGAGACCACGTTCATCCGAAGCCGACCGCAAGTGACATCGGGGCCATTGCCGCTCCGTCTTCGCCGGCAACGGGTGCGTTTCTCGTCTACAACGGTTCCGCCTGGACGGCACAGACTCTTTCCACTTGGCAAGGGGGTAACTACTGATGTCTGTAGACAAACTGGTAGACTCCGCGCAGCTCGACAGTGACCTGACGTCCGTGGCCAACGCCATCCGCACGAAGGGCGGCACATCAGCGCAGTTGGCATTCCCTGCCGATTTCATAACCGCCATCAACGCCATCAGCGGCGGCGGTATGCCGGACAGCGGTTCAATCACTTGTGGTTCTTTTACCGCGAACTGGGCGTTGGTAACCGTAGGAAGCGGCAACGGAATCACAAGTACGCAAGGTTTGCTGAACTACTTGCGAACGGCGGTCGGCTTGACAAGCAGCTTTTCGTCGTTGATGTTTTTCTACTCCTGTACTGCCCTGCCAGCTTCGCCGGTTACTAACTTCGTTTCCGGCAGGAATGCGACTTACGTTTCCGGGTCAAGTACACAGGCCTATCGTTACAAAAATGGCTCCTATACAAGCGTTCAGATTTCGTCAAGTTATGACGCGTCAATTCCAGTAGGAACACAGTACCGCGTGTGGTGGTTTGCTGGGAACTAAAAGGAGAGGATTCAATGATAACCAAAAACCTTCTGGTCTATCTGGGATCAGATAACAAACGGCTTCGCGTTCCTGTTTCCCAGTATGACACGATGTGGACCTTTGTGTTCACGATTATCAACGGCTCGACGGAGTGGACGATCCCGTCCGGAGCGACGGTGATGCTGAACGGCAAGAAACCGGATGGCAACGTGTTCTCCTTCGCCTGTACTGTGGCAAACAACAAGGTATCTGTCGACGCTGACGTCCAGATGACTGCTGTGGCCGGCGATGTCTGGTGCGAGCTGTCCGTGACGGCAAACAACACTGTGGTCGGCACGGTGAACTTCGTCCTGGCTGTCGAAGCCGCCCCGGTTGAGGACGGTGCAGTCGCCAGTGAATCCGATGTCGACGCCTACGGCGCCATCGTGGCCGATGAGGTCGGCACCTACCTGTCTGCACACCCGGAGATTATCCCCGGCAAAGGGCTCACCGAAGACGTGAAGGCAGCGCTCCTTGCGTGTTTCGCCCATGTTGCGTGGACGGTTCCCAACGGTCAGGATTATTACGACGCACTCCAACTCGTACTGGATCTCAAGGAAATGGTTGCCCTCTCCGCTGTGTTTACACAGGGTAGCGTGACAATCTATACCAACGCCGACCTGGATTCGCTGAAGCAGTACCTTGTTGTTAAGGGTGTTTATGACGATGCCAGCACCATAACAATTGGCGACGATTACTACACCTTGAGCGGTACGCTGACGGCTGGAACAAGTACCATCACGGTGACCTATGGAGAACTAACCACCACATTCACCGCCACGGTAACCGCGTTCCCATATCAGTACGTTACCTACATCGAAAACGAAGGCGATTCAAACAGTTGGATCGAACTTGACGTCGTTCCGTCCGATACATTTGGTTTCAAGAGTGTTATTTCTGTTGCAGAACGAACGAGCGATTCCTTTGTTTGGGGCACAAGAGAGATAACAGACGGGCGGATTTTGTTTGGTGCGAACGCATCAAAGAAATCATATTTGGGCTGGGGAGCTAATTCGTCTAATGCGTCAATGGCTCCTACCGTGGAGTGGAACACTCCGCAAACATTAAGCCTTAATTACAAAAACGATCGAGCAGCAACTATTAACGATACTAACGTTTGGAACGTTAATGGTGGAGTTCTTGCCGCCCTTGGATTTACTCCAACTTGGAACTATATGGTTCTTGGTTATCGCAACACAAGCACGACATCGGGCAGACAATGCCGTATCTACAGTATGGAAATCACAAGCGGCAGTGATGTAATCCGTGACCTTCATCCGTGCTATCGCATATCCGACAACGCCATCGGTCTGTATGATACCATTACGGACACCTTCTATGGCAACTCCGGCACTGGAGATCTCGCAAAGGGGGCAGATGTGACATGAGCAACATCTACGATATCGACGGGAACGTCATCACCAACACCTCACAGGCGATGACTTTCCGCAGAAACAACTTGTCCCTGGTTACAGAGTTTTTGACGGTGGCACAGACCTATCTCGGCAAGACCGACATCGAATACAAGGACGGCAACACGCCCATCTATGTGACCACACAGACCAACGGCATCGATTGCAGTACCTATGTGATGTTCTGCATGCTGGGCATCCCATACAGCATGTCGCCCTATGCTACTGGCGTGTATGGCGGGCCGAGCGCATTGAGCGCAAATACCGCCGACTATGACTGGGCCATGAACCCGATGAAATACACCACGTCCCGGTATATCGACGGCCACGATTCTTCCGAGATGGTCCGCCTGGCTTGCCAGTTCGGCCACTGGATGTTCGACCGTGGGCAAGAGGTATCTGTCAATGATGGGTTCGCCGATGTGCGTCCCGGCGACATCGTATTCTGGGGCCACAAGGTGCAAGAGACGGGCGAGTGGCTCAGGTCGACCTGGTGGCGCCACATCAACCACGTGGGCATCGTCCTGTCAAAAGAGGACGCTCCGAACACCTATGTCGACGGAAACGGCGTGACCCAGACGTGGGACAAAGAAAAGTATCCATACAAGCACACCATCATCGACGTGGGCAACACCACGCCCACCTGTAGAACCACACATTGGCTGGAAGAGGGCCAGGAAGATGCCACGAACGTCTATGCCAATAACGTCAACACCATCCAGCTGATTTGCCGCCCGGATATCGGCGGCTTGTCTTGAGCGAGGTGACACACTATGATTTCTATCTCCGGCACCACCATCACGATGACGAAGGGCGACACGCTGCGTCTTGTGGTCGGGATCAAGAACGCCAACGGCCAGACCTATACGCCCGCTGAAGGCGACGTGGTGCGCTTTGCGATGAAGCGGCACTACTACGACTCCCAGGCCGCCATCAAGAAGACGCTCCCGAACGAGACCCTTCTGCTCCACCTGGCACCTGCCGACACCGAGACTCTGGCGGTCGGCGACTATGTCTATGACATCGAGTTGACCTACGCCAACGACGATGTGGACACCTTCATCTCCGGGAAACTGGTCCTTGTGGACGAGGTGGACTAAATGATCGGTACACTCTCCCCGATATTGGGACTGAACGGCACCCTGTCGGGATCCGGCACGATGAGCGCGGAGCTGTCTTCGCCGCCCTACGTTGAAGACTACTCCGGCTCCTACGCCGTCACGCCGACCAGGGAGACGCAGACGGTTGATGTCGCCGGGAAGAGAATGACGCAGGATCTGACGGTCGGAGCAATCCCGCCCGAACTCATCGACACCACCATCGCATCCGGCGCAGCTGCGGCAGCTGATATCGCCACCGGGAAACAGGCCTACGCCAACGGCTCCCTCATCACCGGCACGGCAGACATCTGGAACCCGTGGGGCGCTGATGCGGAGTTGATCGCCACCTACGATATGGGCACCGTGAAGTTGTCGGCCACGCTCTTCAACGGATGGACACCAAGCACGACGGCCAAGACGATCCAGGCGACCTCTACGCTCGGCACGATCACATCGCCGGCGCTGGACACGTATGAATACGCCATCAAGACCGTCTTCGAGAGCAACACCGCCTACGCCAGCGGAACGACCCTCGTGGCCGCTGTGACTCGCCAGATCTGCGAAATTGTCCAGCTCATCCACCGCAAACCGTCCTCGTTCGCAAACATGGCAAGCGAGACGGACAACTACAACTACTGTGGAACGTTCTACACCGCTCCCTGGATGAGATACTACGACACCTCCGGCGCTGAAAAATTGGCGTGGACGGGCTCCTACGGGATTTACCCAACCGCTACTGCTGCCACCTTCGGCTCGACCACAGGCGAGAACACGACCATTACAATCAAGGCGCCGGCCTACACCGCCCGGTGCTATAAGTCGTATTTCAAAGAAGCAATGGCGTCAGCCGTCGACCAGGCGAACAGCACCATCAAGTGCACGGTCTACGTCTACCGCTACAAACGCACCAAATCCACGCTTTGGCAGATGTATCACGAGTGCGTGGACGTCTACAACGCATGATCAAAGAGGTGACAACAATGCAGATCCTGATAGTCGCACAATACGCCAGCGCCATCTCCGGCATCCTGGCGCTCCTGATCCTTTTGATCAAGCCCGTTCGCGAGAAGCTCACCGGAGCCAAGGATCTCCGTGACGGCCTCCGGTGCCAGTTGCGCTCCGACATGCTGCACACATACTACAAGCATCTCGACACGAAGACGATCCGCCAGTTTGAGATGGAGAACTTCATTTTGGAGTACAAGGCGTATAAGGCCCTGAAGGGAAACTCATTCATCGACATCGTGGAAAAAGAAGTTAAACAATGGGAGGTCAAATCATGATTTTCAGCAACAGAACATATGACATCCTCAAGTGGATCGCCCTGGTCTTCCTGGACGCGATCGGCATCTGCTACCAGGCGCTCTCCACTGTCTGGGGGCTCCCCTACGGCGACCAGGTGCTCCAGACCTGCGCGGCCCTGTCCGTCTGTCTCGGCACTCTGCTCGGCGTGAGCAACGCCCAGTACAACCGCAAGGAATCCGAGGTCCATCAGGACGCCTACAAGGAAATGGTGGCACAGAACAACGAAATGCGCGAGGAACTGGTGGCCAACCTGGAGAAGACCTACGAAAACTTCGGCGACGAAGAGTAAGGGGGTGCGAGTATGAGCAACTCGCGAATGGTAGACTACTACCGCGCTTCCCCGAACTACTATGCCGGCAGGACTCATTCCATTGACCGCATCACTCCCCATTGCGTCGTTGGCCAGTGCAGCGTCGAGACACTGGGTGCCATCTTTGCCAAGCCGGAGAAGGACGCCAGTTGCAACTACGGCATCGGCTACGACGGCCGCATCGGCTGCTATGTGGACGAGTCCAACACGTCGTGGTGTTCCAGCTCCAGAGAGAATGATAACCGCTCAATCACGATCGAGGTGGCCAGTGATGTCGAATCGCCATGGGCGGTCCGCGATGCAGCCTGGCAATCCATGCTGAATCTCATGGAGGACATCATGCGTCGGCATGGCAAGACCAGACTGGTCTGGTGGGGTAACCGCACCCAGGCGCTTCAGTACCAGCCGAAGGCGAACGAGATGGTCCTGACGGTTCACCGCTGGTTTGCCAACAAGGCCTGTCCTGGTACATACATCTACTCCCGGATGGACGCTATCGCAACCGAGATCAACCGCCGGCTCCTGGCGGATCCGACAACCTATGACAATGACGAAGAGGTGTGCAACGTGGTTCTTCCTGTCCTTCGACTCAATGACGAGTCCGGCTATGTCCGGACGATGCAGATCCTGCTGAACAAATATAACAACGCCCGGCTGACAGAAGACGGGTCCTTCGGCCCTGCCACCCTGTCCGCGCTGAAGGCGTACCAGAAGTCCAGATCGCTCGACATCGACGGAGTGTGCGGCGCCCAGACCTGGACGCAGCTGCTGAAGTAAGCGCCTATGCTGCCTGACAATAAGCCGATAACCTTCAACACGCCTAGAGAGTTCAATGCCATCGTCCTGTTCTTCGCCCACGACATCCACAAGGGCTCGGAGCTCCACGATGAGCAGAAATGGGCGGCGTTCAAGAAACTCGTCTTGTCACAGCCAAACCACTACGTCATCTTCGCTGGTGACTACTGCGAGAACGCCATCGTCGGATCCAAGGGCGACGTCTACGCCAGCCGGTACACGCCGCACGAGCAAAAGATGTGGTTCATCGAACAGCTGAAGGATCTGGCCGACCGGACCATCGCGATTGTTCCTGGCAACCACGAGGACAACAGGATCACGAAGACCGTCGGCTATTTCCCGGTCTATGACGCCGCACTGGTAGCCGGAATCGGCGAGCGCTACCGGCAGACCTACGCCGTGGTCGACATCGGTGTCGGCACCAGGAACGGCAAGGACAGCAAGCGCCAGACGCGCTACGCCGGCTTCGTCGCTCACCGCCTGAAGGACTGCAAGGCGTACAACGGCACCGACTTCGTCGAGGGCATCGACTTCGCGGCCTATGGCCATGACCACGAACCGTCTGATCACCCTCGGTGCAAGCTCGTCTACGATGCCTATAACAAGATGGTCGTACAGAAGGACATCGAAGTCATCGACTCCGGCTCCTTCATGACCTACGGCGGCTATGCAGCGCGTGCCGGCATGCGGCCCAAATCTTCAAAAATCTACACCCTGACCCTGTTTCAGGGCAAGACGAAACGGATGGAGACCCACGGTTTTCACCTATGAAATCACCCCCGGAGGAGAGATCCTCTGGGGGCTTTTTCGTTACTGGAAACAACTGGTAAAATTTTCGTGCCAAAAAAATGCCAAAATTTTTTAATATTTTGCTATACGGATATGCCAAAAAGGGCGAAAAACAACATTTTGATATACGTTTTAAAAGCCCGGAAACCGTTGGTATCACAAGGAAAAACCCCGTAACCGTTGTGGTTACAGGGTTTCCCAAAAATGGTGCCGGTGGTGGGACTCGAACTTTCCTCTATGTGCCACGTAACGCCTGTGCCACAAGGGTTTGCGGAAATGCGATGCCAAAATAATGCCATTTTCTCGCAAAAAGCACCAACAGAAAGCCTCAAATTGCTCCGCTAAAACCAAAATTCTGCGGATGATTTTGCAAAACGATTTTGCTTATCTGCATATTCTCGTTGTAAAAAATGTGCAGATTTTGCAGCTGATTTTGCAACTATTCCGCAGTTGCAAACCACTCGCGAACCTTGTCGGCCGCTTCGGATCTGCCCGTGTTGGTGAGCCGGATGTAGATCCGATGCATCGTGTTGATGTCATCCCATCCGCCCCACTCCATCAGCTGGCGCTCGGAGATACCGAGGTGGTAACCCAGGGACGCGAAGGAGTGCCGAAGACCGTGCACACCGACCTCTGTGACACCTGCACGGCGACAGGAGCGCTTTACATCGTCCAGGAGCGTTTGTTCGCCGATGGGGCATACATTACCCTCTTTTGGCAAAGATGCATCCAGGGCCCTGTAAAGGGCAGGAATGAGGATAGGTATCGTCCGGGACGATTTTGCGGTCTTGTTCGTCTTCTTCTCCACCTTGCCGTCGGGGCCGCGAACCAAGGCGCCCTGCACCCGGATCAGGCCGCGCTGGAGGTCGACGTTCTCCCATTTCAGCGCCCGGACTTCGGAGAGACGAAGGCCGTGGAGTGCCAGTAGGGCCGGGATCTCGTAGGACCTTCCCTTCACCGCATCCATGAACTTTGTGATTTCATCGGGCTGAAGGAACGGAATCTCTCGGACTGGACATTTGGCAAGTTTGACCGTCGGTGCCGGCAGTCCGGCATAGAGCAGCGATGCGTGTACCAGGCCCCACGCGTTCTTCAGCGTCTTCGGTCCCACCACCGCTGTTTCGTCATTTACCATCCGTTGCCAGTCGATGGATCCGACGCGGCAATACTGATATTCCGGCCAGCGCCGGCGTGCGTAGACCTCATAGCATCGTATCGTAGAAGGCGAAAGAACGGCCCTCTGCGCGTCGATGTAGTTTTCCTGGCATTCCCGGAGGGTCATGTTGTCCGCTTCGCCTTTGGCCTTTTTAAGGGCCTGTAGATGCGTTTTGAGATAGGCTGCCTGTCTCTTACACTCCGTCGCCGACCGCGCTGTGACGAACTCTGTGCGGCCGTTGACGCGGAGCCGGATCTCCCACAGGCCGCTCTTCATCTTCTTCGGCTGCGGTACAATCATCCGCTCGCCTCCTTCTCTGCCTGATCCACTGGCACATCCCTATAGAAATCATCGTGCTGAATATGCCGAACCTCATGGTCGCAGCTGCTCCGCTGCTTCCGGTCGCTGTTGCGCGCATTGAGGTAGATGGAGAAGGTGCCGTCCTCATTCGGCGTCACCACTCCACCCACACCCAACGGGAGATCCACTACCCTGATGAAGTAGTCGGCATTCTCAATCAGGGTCAATTCTGTTCCTCCTTGTATCTGGCCAGCTGCGCCGCCGCTTCATACAGCCGGCTGGCCGGTACCCCCACACTCGCTTCAAATAGTGCACGAAACGCGGGGTTCTCTTTGAGTGCGTCGCGGATCGCTATCAGGTCATCGTCCTCTTGGACGGTGGCCTTTTCTTCTTCTCCGAGAAGATAGGCAACGGTAACTCCGAGATAGTTGGCAATCTCGACCAGGCGCGTTCCGCTGACATCCTTTGCCTTCTTCGGGTTCAGGTATCCGTTGGAATAACCGAGATCCTTCTCCAGTGTGGACACCGCGATTCCGCGCTCTTTGCACGCTTCCCTAATCCGTTCGATAGTCGTTCCCATACTGCCCTCCAAAAAATTTAGGAAATTTCCCATTTTTATGTTGACAATTAGGGAATAATCTCTATAATAGACCTTGGACACAGGAAATACCCTAATCGTCACCGCGTGAGATAGTTTGAAATTGGTGTGGTAACTATTATTTTAGACTTTTCTCTAAATCTTGTCAAGGGTTTTCTAATTTCGTCCACTGGGAGGTGTTAATTTGATCTACACGAACGTCAAGAAGCTCTGTGAGCAGAAGGGGATCTCCATCGCCGCGCTGGAGCGTGAGCTCGGCCTTGGGAACGCCACCATCAAGGGATGGATCGACTCTATGCCCCGCGTGAACAACGTGAAAGCCGTGGCCGACTACTTCGGCGTGACCGTTGATGATCTTCTTCGGGAACAAGCATAGCACGCGCAGAGTCCAAAAATCTGGACAGTGAAGGAGGAAAAAGTGTCAAGAAGGAGAAAAAACAACCACTTCGTCGAGCCACTGCACCCGGCTGAATACGAACCGTTCCGGATCGCGCTGCGGGAGAGGACGAAGGAGAAGCTGGGATCCCAGAAGGCGCTGATGGAAGCGATGGACGTGACCTATCCCACGATCTGGCGGAGGAACAACGAGCCGGACATGTGGGACATCGGCCAGCTCCGGACGCTCCGGAAGGTTCTGGAGATCCCGAAGAATGAACTCATTGAGTGGCTTCGGCCGCTGCTTTAAGGAGGAAAAGACATGTCAACTATCGCTTATGTGATGATCATCATCGGCGCTGCCACGTGCGCGAGTGCGTTCATGAAGCTCGTGGAGGTGCTGGAGAAGTGAAAGTTTACCACTGCGACATCTGCGGCAAAAAGTTCGACCCGAACCGTGTCGGCGCGAGTCTCTCCGACCGTCCGCGTGGCGTCCCTGGTGTTTTCGGCGTGGCGTGCAGCGGCATCGATGTGTGCCCGAACTGCATGAGGGTCGGCGAGACCATCGACTTCAAGGAGGAGCTCCTGAACGTCTGGGAGTACGCCGTGCAGAACGCGGGTGAAGGCAATGTATAACGGCCCGCTGCTTGAGCGCCGCTGGCGGTGCAACTATTGTGAAGCGGAATTCAGTGAACCGTTTTTCATTGAGGACGATGTGGACCGCTTTGATCCCACGTACCGGATGATCGTCCCGGCCTGTCCCTACTGTGGCACGACTAACATCACCGAGATGGAGCCGTGTTCAGAATGCGATACCGGCTATAAGATGCCGGGCAAGAAAGTCTGCCACAAGTGCCACCTGCGGCTCAAGGGCGAGCTGGGCAGGTTCGCACGACTCTTCAGTACCGTCGAGTGTGAGGAGCTCGACGATATGATGGAGGGCAACAGCCTGGCAGACTTCAGATGAATTATTAGGAGGAAAAGCAATGGCAAATAAAATCTATGTCCTGGTCAAGGATCCCGGCGGACGGCCGCGTCACGTCTGGATCTCGAACACCCTGGAGAACCTTCAGCGGACGGTGGACGGCTGGATCGAGACCGTCACCCTGACGCGCGAGACGGACGAGTATCCCGGCATCGTGCTCATCGCCAACGAGGAAGGCATCCCTCTGGGCCTGGAATACAACGCCGACATCTACGGCATTAAGGTCTACGGCACCTTCATTCTGGCTGGCTGCAAGGACGAGGAATTCGTCTCCCTGCCCATTGACTGGGATGACATGAAGAAACTGTTCCCGATGCTCTGGGAGGTTGCGTGATGGTAATGACAAAGAGTGAAATCATCACCACGATGAAGGAAGCCAAGAACAAGTGGGAACAGGTCCAGATCCTGGCCGACATGAACCTGGTGACGCGGAGCAAGATGGAAGCCTATTTGACGAGCATCGGCGTCGAGATCCCGGAGAAGCCGAAGCGCGGACGCAAGCCTGGCACGGTCACGAAGAAGGCGCCGGCAAAAACGGAACAGACTGCCAAAACTGCCGACAACGTGAACCACCCTTTCCACTACACCGCCGGCACGGTCGAGTGTATCGATGCCATAGAGTCGGCGTTGGCGGGCTACAAGGTGCCGACAGACGCCTGGCTTGCTGGACAAGTCTTCAAGTATGTCTGGCGCGCCCCTTTGAAGGGCCACTATCTGGAGGATATCCAGAAGGCAGCCTTCTATCTGGACCGGCTCCTGAAGCGGTATGCGAAGGAGGAGAAGCATGAAGAAGTGTGATTGGATCCGCGCAGACGAGCAGCTCCCGCTGGAGAACGAGGTGGTGCTCGGCGTCTGCTACGGCTTCGTCAAGGCCGAGGGGCTCCACCTGGAAGGTGCCTATGAGTTCGTCAGCTGGACCGAGGATGACGGATGGGCGCTTGAGGAGCACGGATGGGAGCACGTCGAGGTGCGCTACCGGATGCCGCTTCCGCCGGCGCCGTGGGAGGAGGATGACAATGAGTCTGATCAATCGTGAGAAGCTCCTCGCCCACTTCGCCTGGTGGCCGGATGCGGACGAAAACAAGGGCGTGTTCCAGGCCATAATCGCAAGGCAGCCTGATGTCGATGCGGTTGAGGTGGTGCGCTGCCGGGATTGCAAACATAGCAAGCTTGATATAGGTGGTAGACCAAGATGGTGCAATGTTCCGCCGAATCATACTATGAAAGTGAGGATTGTTTCTGACGATTGGTACTGTGCAGACGGCGAAAGAAAGGAGCCGAGCGATGGTCGGTGATAAACTATGCCAACGGATTTGTTCATTTCGCTCTCCCTCTGGGTACTGCGGGAAAACCGGGGCGTGTGTTCTTTCCAACGCAACCCAACGCACCCAACGCGTTGAACGCGTTGAGGATGTGGTTGCTGTTATTCGTTGCAAGGATTGCAAATGGTGGAAGTATGAACCCAATTGGAACCTCCACTTTTGCACATATGTGATTGGGGGGAGTTTTGTGAGGGGCGAAGAAGACTACTGTTCCCGTGGTGAGCGAAAGGACCAGAGCGACATCGAATGTACCACTTCAACTGGAACAACTGAAGGCGAGGTGGAACAGACGTGAACCCTTGTACCAACTGCAAGCGCAAGCCCTGCCCGGAGCGCTGCATCCCGAAGGCGGACTATCAGCGCCACCTGGCCAGGGAGAAACGTAAGGCCGCTGGCAAACTCCGCCAGAAATTGCCGAAATGTATCGTCGGAGTCGCCCTGGTTTTTGCGATTTTCACGGTCATCGGCCACTCTTCACGTTTTTCCTATGAAGAATCGCCAAAGATGGTCGAAAATGGCACTTTGGAGTCCCTTCAGGATGTCGCTTTGGCGCCAACAAAGGAAATTGCAAAATTCGTGACGAATATCGGTGACAATGTCACTATTCCCGATGACAATGTCACTATTCCCGATGACGATATCACGGATGATAACCCGGCAGAAGAACCACCCACTTTTTCTGACGAAGTTGACGCAGATTATACCCCATCGGATGCAATTGAGGAGCCCACACCGGAGTTTATACCCGAAAGGGGATATATCCCATCAAACGGCCCAAGCGCCGACGATGTCGACTACATCCTTCGGGTGCTGACCGCCGAGGGCGGGAGCGACTACCTCATCTGTGCCGGCGTCACCCAGTGCCTGTTTAACTCCTGTGAAGCGGACGGCTGGAACCGGAGCATCGTTCAGATCCTGCACGACTATGGTTATACCGGGCCCGCGTCCTGGATCAGCGACGCAGCCGAGACGGCCTACGACCAAATCTTCTGCTCCGGCTACCGCTACACCGACTTCGAGGATGCGCGCTACTTCTACAGTACCCGATATTGCTACTCTGCGTGGCACGAGACGCTCCGCTTCGTCACCGAGGTCGGCGGAGTCAGGTTCTTCGCTACGTGGGATTAGTTTAAGAAAGTGAGGTTTTATGGCAAATCTTAAAGTACGCGGCGTCTCCACCTACATCCGCACACGCGTCGACATCTACTTCCCTGAAGACGAGATGCGCTGCCGCTACTGTCCCCTGCTGGAGACCTACAGCCGCAACCAGTGCCGGAGAACCGGCGAGTATATCATCGACACCAACGGCATCGGGATGGAGTGCCCGTTGCAGATTGTGGGGGTGGAAAACAATGAGTAAATGCATCTGCATCATGGGCGAATCCGGCTCCGGCAAAACCACCGCAATGCGGACGCTGGATCCAAAGACCACGCTCTACATCGACGCTGACGGCAAGGGCTTGTCCTGGAAAGGCTGGCGCAAGGTCTACAGCGCCGAGAACAAGAACTACATCCGCACCGATGACCAGAACACTGTCCTGACCTGCCTTCGGGCCTGTGAGAGCTCTGACAAGTACAAGCACATCAAGACCGTGGTCATCGACACCATCAACTCCATCATGGTGGCCGACGAGTTCCGCCGGCGGGCCGAGAAGAACTATGACAAATGGTCGGATCTCGCCTGGGCCGTCTACGACATCGTCACCCTGTCGAGCAAGCTGCGCGATGACTTGACGATCGTCCTGTTGGCCCACACGCAGACCGAGGTCGATGACATGACCGGCGAGCGGTTCACGCGGATCCTGACCAACGGAAAGAAGCTGAACAAGATCGGCCTGGAAAAGTACCTCACCACGGTGCTGATCTCCAAGCAGGTGGACGGCGAATACCGCCTGATCACCCGCGACCCCTCTTCGACCTGCAAGGCTCCGATGGGCGCCTTCGAGTCGGACAGCATCCCCAACGACATCACCACGGTCATCAAGGCCCTGGAAGACTTTTAAGGAGGACTTATGAAAATCGACATGAACGAATACCGCAATGCGAAGATCTCCAACCGGATCGACAAGCCTGTCGCCGGTGCCTATGAATTCGTCATCACACGTGTGGAGGACACCGTCTCCAGCAAGGGCAACCCGATGCTCGTCTGCGAGTGCGACATCGCTGCCGGCGAGTTCAAGGACTACGCGTCCGAGACCGCCGAGCGCGCCGGCTTTTGGCCGCTCACGCTGTACCTGGCCTATGGCGGCAAGGCGATGGGTCTGTTCAAGCGTAACATGCAGGCCATCGAAAGCGCCAACACCGCCTTCACCTTCGACGGCAACGAGAAGAAGCTCCTGAAGAAGCACTTCTACGGCTTGCTGACGGAGGAGCACTACACCAACAAGCACGGCTACGATGACCACCGCAACCGCTTCGACAAGCTGCTCACCCTGGAAGACTACACCAAGGGCAACTTCACCGTGCCGGCACCCACCTATGAGAGCGGCGCCAAGCCGGAGACCACCCACGACCCGCTCGACGATCTGGGTGACCTGCCCTTTGAGGTATGACCATCTATGAGGACACTGGCCAGAAGATAGGTCAGCACGAGAACATCAGACGCTTTATGGAGCGGCACGGCGTGAAGCTCACCCGCGTAAAACTCGACACCGGCGACTATATGGCAGCACCCAGCATCGTGGTCGACACGAAGCAGGGCCTGGAAGAGGTCTACTCCAACATCGTCGGCGACCATGACCGCTTCCGGCGCGAGTGCATCCGGGCGAAGGAGGATGGGATCCAGCTCGTCATCCTGATCGAGGACACCGAGGTGTCCAGCCTGGACGAGGTCGCCACCTGGGAGAACCCTCTGGCCCGGCGCGGGCACCATCCTCGGCCCTCCAAGCAGCTGATGGTCTCAATGAGAACAATGAGCGACCGCTACGGCGTGCGGTGGGAGTTCTGTACTCCTGCCGCCACCGGACGGCGGATCTGCGAGATATTGGGGGTGAAGGTGGATGCCGCAACCAGGGTGGATTAAGCTCCATCACTCACTACTGGACAACACAATCTGGATGGCAAAGCCGTTCGACGAGGGCCACGCATGGGTCGACCTTCTTCTTCTGGCGGAGAACACGGAAAAGGACATTGAGATCGCCGGAGTCAAAATTCACCAAAAGCCGGGTGGCGTCTACTGGTCAAAAAAGGACCTGATGGAGCGATGGGGCTGGGGACGCAGAAAACTGAACACAATCCTGGCAAAATGGGAGGATGCCGGCATGGTGAAGGTGAACGTGCACCGAAACGTGCACCGAAACGTACACCGGGGCGTGACCGAGATAACCGTTGAAAAATGGGCATTTTTCCAGAAGTGGAGTCGAAAAACGTACACCAAAACGAGCACCGAAACGTGCATTCTCCCTAAGAATAATATAGAAGGCGATGGCGAACGCTTATCGCGTCGCCACGCCACCAAGAAAAAGGGTCTTGTGGCGAGTGGTGATGGACGATGGGGGGTGACGAAAGTTGCTGATTGATACGTTCACGGCGGAGCAAGCCCTGATCGGGTCGATGCTGATAGACGAGGATTGCCTGGAAGTGATGCTGGTCAAGATGCGGCCTGATCACTTCGGGTCGAAGTCATGCCGGGAAGCGTTTGAGGTGATGCTCCGGATGGATGCGGACCGGGTGCCGATTGACCCGATCACGGTGGCAGCCAGGTGCGAAGACACTGCGCTGATGGAGCGGTATTTGCTGGAGTGCATGGAGACCACCGTCACGGCGTCCAATGCGGATGAATACGCAGCCATCGTAAAGCAGAACGCCGCCATGCGGAAAATAGCGGCCATCGGCGAGCGGCTGACGGAGCCAGGCGGCGACTTTCGCACCGAAGCGGTTGAGGGGCTGACCTCTCTCCAATCCGTTCTCGACGAGACGTCCTCGGCCGAGGTGGTTGGATCCGAAGCGTGGGCGGAGCAGTTTCTTAAGGAAGAGCGCGAGATCATCAAGGATCCGTCGGCAGCCTATGTCACCACCGGCTGGGAGGATCTCGACAGGATGCTCGGCGGCGGATTGATCCGCGCCGGCTTCTACGTGCTCGGTGCTCGGCCTGGCATGGGCAAGACAACGGTCGCGCTCAACATTGCTGAATATGTCGCTTCCAAGGGCAAGCCGGTCCTGTTCGTGTCGCTTGAGATGACGAAGTGGCAGGTCATGTGCAAGCGCATCGCGTACCAAAAGCGCATGCCCTACAAGAAGCTCATCAGTGGCGACTTGACGTGGGACGAGCAGATTGATATGGAGGAGGCGCTGAACGCACTCAAAGACCGACCGCTCTATGTCAATAACCGCTTCGGATTGACGGTGAGCGACATCTCCGCGATGGTCCGCCAGATCAAGGACTGCCGTCTCATCGTCATCGACTACTTCGGGCTGATCTCCGTCGAGGGCGACGCGAAAGGCCGCTATGAGGACTACACGCTGATCAGTGGGCGCCTGAAACAGCTCGCCTGTCAGCTGAACATCCCGATTCTCTGCCTTGCCCAGCTGAACCGCGAGGTCGAGAAGCGCACCAAGAAGCGGCCGCAGCTCGCGGATCTGCGAGACACCGGCGCCGTTGAGCAGGATGCCGACGGAATCATCTTTCTTCACCGCGACAGCTACTACGACGAAAACGAAGACCAGGACGGCAGTGACATCGAGCTCATCCTTGCCAAGAACCGGCACGGCAGCACCGGCACGGTCCGGATGTATTGGGAGGGCTCCACGAGCATTGTCGCCGCGTATTCAGACAGGGAGGGGTAAACAATCACATGGCAAACCTAACACGCATCCAAGAGATCGAGAAGGCCGCCTGGGAGGGCGGAGTTATGCCGGACGGGCTCGACGCCTTCGAGCAGGTTTACTGGCACGGGATGACGATGATCTTTCATAACTATCGCATCAAGGCCATCGGATCCGACGATGTGAAGGAGTACCGCCGGAGCCTTCTCGAAGAGATTGAGACCATGCGGAAGGAGGTGGGCACCTGTGGCGATGATCAAGTGTGGCGATAAGGTGCTGGAGTATCCGTTCGTTCACGTCGACTACCATGGCAACAAGATCTATGAGCCTGTTGTCGGCGAGGTGGTCTACATTCACCCGAAGCGGCGCTACTACACGGTCGAGTTCAAGTGGCCTGGTGGGAGACGGTACAGGGAATCGTTCCGGAAAGGTTGGAGACAACATGAGCAGCACGAGACGGTATAAGCACTGGTGGCACCCGAATGTGGTGAAGCTCCTGCGGATCTACCCGTATTTGAAGGCGCTTCAACAGTCGGATCCTGATGTGGTCATCACACCGGCCTATTCCGGGATGCCACGCGGAGGTGGCAATTCCAGGCCGACGGAGAATGTGGCAACACGCCGCAAGCTCTCGGCCCGTGAGGAGGATCTCGTCAATGCTGTCGACCACGCTCTCTGGGAGGTGGCTACCTGGCCGGATGGCGCTGTCATTGTCCGTCTGGTGGATATGGTGGACTTCAAAAGACGCTACACCCTCGAAGGCGCCGCGATGGTTCTCCATATGAGCCGGGACGTTGCCTACCGAAAACGGTCAAGGTTTATCTACTTGGTCGGGAAAAACTGTGGATTTTGAAAAAAGTTAAGGCAACGTGAATCAAAATCTGTGGTAAAAAGATAAGCTGAAGAAGTGGCTCAACCAGGGGTCACTTCTTTTGCTTTTCCTCCTTGAGGGGGGCGCCTGGGAAACCGGGCGTTCCCCAAAAGATTATTATTTGGATTTTCGGGGTACAGACGTGGCGCGATGTATCAGGTGCGGGGAGGGGGCACTGCTGCGTCGGGGAGGAAGAGATGCAAGACTTCGCAAAGGGCTTCTACAAGAGCCAGGCGTGGAAGGACTGCCGTGCAGCCTACGTCAAATCGGTCGGCGGTCTCTGTGAGATCTGTCTCTCGAAGGGACTATACCGGCCCGGCGTTATAGTGCACCACATCGTCCACATCACTCCTGACAACATCAAAGATCCCGACGTGGTGCTCAACTGGGACAATCTTCAGCTGGTGTGCCGGGACTGCCACGCTCTGGTTCATAAGCCCGACAAACGGTACAAGGTCGATGAGATGGGGAGGGTGCAGCTGCTGTGAGTGCACGACTCGAAATAACAACACATATCGGCTGCCCGGTCAACTGCCTGGACTGCCCGCAAGCGCTGCTCCGGTCGCATTACCAGGGCCCGACAGACATGGACTTCGATGACTACAAGGCGGCGCTCGATAAGGTGCCCATCGGGACGCGCATTGATTTCTCCGGCATGTGCGAACCGTTCGCCAACAAGCGCTGTACCGACATGATTCTGTATGCCGCCGAAAAAGGCTATTCTCTGGCGCTGTACACGACTCTTCAGGGAGCGACGATGAAGGACTGGGAACGGCTCGCCGGCGTCCAGTACAACGTGGTGACCATCCACCTACCGGACTGCGAGGGCCGCTCGCACTTCAATATCACCGACGAATATCTGGAGGTCCTGCGGAACTGGGAGTGCAACAACTACTCCTGCCACGGCATGATTGATGAGCGCGTCCTTCCGTACATGAAGAACCGCTACATCATCACGTTCATGCATGACCGCGCCGGATCCGTCGAGTGCCGGCCGCACATCACCATCGGTCAGAACCGCTCACTCTGGTGCGCGACATCTGGCAAAGACATGAACCATAATGTCCTGCTCCCGAACGGCGACGTTCTAATGTGCTGCATGGACTATGGATATACCGGCCTGTTCGGCAATCTGTTCACGCAGACCTATGCCGAGGTGCTCAACTCTCCAACCGCACGCGCTATGAGGAAGACGCTGAACGAAGGTGAGAGCATATGCAGACATTGCATCAACGCCCAGTAGATCTGGACATCATCATCCCAGTCTATAACCTGGAGAAATTCCTTCAGCCGATGCTTGAGTCGCTGAAGGCGCAGGACTATGGCGACTACCACGTTGAGATCCTGTTCGTGCTCAACAACTGCACCGACAACTCCGAGGGCGTGATCCGTGACAGCGGTCTTCCCTGCCGCATCATCAACTGCACCACGCAGGGCTGTGGGCCTGCCCGAAACGCAGGACTGGAGATCACCACAGGCCAATACGTCTGGTTCATGGACGGCGATGACTGGCTTCTCTACAACACCGCAGTGCGTGATGCGCTCGATGTGGCACAGGGACGCGACATCATCTGGACGCGCTATGAGAGCGACACGTTCCGGCGCCAATACTTCTCCATGGTCTGGCAATACGTCATCAGTCGCCAGCTGATAGGCGGCACACGTTTCCCCAACTACCAACCATCCGAAGACGATGCCTTCATGCTGGAGATCCTCAAGAAGGTCGGTTTCGATCCGTACACCTACACGCTGATGGTGAGCACGATCCGGCCGCTCTACTACTACAACTACTTCCGCGAAGGAAGCAACATGTATCGGTGGCACCACGGGGAGAAGATCTGACCTCCCCCCGGTCGGCGTTTTTTCGCTACCCCCAAAGGACA